AGAAATGAAACAACAATTGCGAGTTGTAAAACAAGAACTTGCAGAACTTGAAGCAAAAACATCAAAAGGATTTGGAAAGAAATGAGACCTATTAAAGCAAAAGATATTCTTGAACTAGATAAAAGACTTGAAGTAGTTAAACTTCAGGGATATCCAATCCCAGAACAGGTTATTTGGCAGGCAGGTAAGGGAGACTATTCGGAAGTCCCAATTCATAAAGTGGAAGTTCCCAATCATCAAGAATGTGGTGAATGGATTGTAGAACAACTACTTGCGAATGATAGAGGTCACTGGGGTCCGATTGAACATCCAGGAATTACTTTTTCTTGTGCTGGATTCGTTCATAACGTAATCGTTCAGGCAAGAACTCACCGTATTGGGACAAGTTGGGATGTTCAGTCGCAGCGTTATACTGGAAAGCGTGTAGTCAAAGTTGCCAGTGGAGAACTAGATGTTGAAGAAGTCTTCTACGTGCGCCCTGTGGGGTTCTACACCAATCGTAAGGGAAAGAAGTATGAGTGGACAGAAGAACACCGCCAACGCAAACTAGAGCGCATTCTGGGTGAGTGTGAGGAGTATGCTGAGTATTACGAACAAGGTATGTGTGAAGAGCACATCCGCGATTACCTTCCTCAAGCAATTCGTCAAAATTTCGTAGTTTCTTTCAATCTACGTTCTGTACTTCACTTTATGGATCTTCGTTCTAAACTTGATGCTCAACTTGAGATTCAAGCACTTTGTGATTCTTTTGTTCCTGAACTACAAAAATGGGCACCAAATGTTTGGAAGTATTATGAAGAGAAGCGTCTTCACAAGGCACGTTTGAGTCCATAAATATTTTTGTCTTGATTTTATAACAATGGCAACGTACCCTATAGTGAATACAAAAACTGGTGAGCAGAAAGAAGTGGAAATGAGTGTCCACCTTTGGGACCAGTGGAAAATAGACAATCCTGAATGGGTTCGTGATTGGTCCGATCCTTCTACCTGCCCTTCTCCAGGAGAAGTTGGTGAGTGGAGGGATAAACTGATCGCACGGAATCCGGGATGGAATGAAGTCTTGGAAAAAGCAAGTAAAGCACCAAAATCAAACGTAAAGAAACTCTAATGGCAAGAAGAAAAAGAGCAGATCAACCAATCGGTGTCGGTCTTACTACTCGTCAAGCAAAGCGTAAAAAACCATTAAGTAGTGAATATTTAATTGATATTGACCCTCTTACTGAAAATCAAAGAAAACTTTTCGATTCATACTCTGAAGGTAAACATCTTGTTGCCTACGGATGTGCCGGAACTGGTAAAACTTTTATTACTCTATTCAATGCTTTGAAAGATGTTCTTGATGAAAGAACTCCTTATGAAAAGGTCTATATTGTAAGATCTTTAGTTGCTACTAGAGAAATTGGATTTCTTCCAGGTTCTCATGATGATAAGGCAGATATTTACCAGATTCCTTATAAGAATATGGTGAAGTATATGTTCCAGATGCCTTCCGATGTTGACTTTGAAATGCTCTATGGCAATCTAAAATCACAAGAAACGATTAAGTTCTGGAGTACCTCATTCTTAAGAGGAACCACTCTTGATAATTCAATTATTATTGTAGATGAGTTTCAAAATCTTAATTTCCATGAATTGGATTCTATTATCACTCGCGTTGGTGAAAATACAAAAATTTGTTTTTGTGGAGACGGAACTCAATCAGATCTTGTAAAAACAAATGAGCGTAATGGCATTGTGGACTTCATGCAGGTCTTGCGTAAGATGCCATCATTTGATATAATTGAATTTGGTGTAGACGACATTGTTCGTTCTGGACTTGTTAAAGAGTATATTATTGCAAAAATGGAAGCAGGATTTTAATGTTTAAGCATATTGATATTGAATTGCCCAAACTTGAACGAACAACAATTGATGGGGTAAGATATTATGAAGTTCCTGATAATGAAGAATTACTAAAATTAGTATCAATTACTTCCGTAACAAGTCACAAAAATCGCCAGATATTTGTCAAATGGCGAAAAAAGATTGGTGAGGAAGAAGCAGATAAGATTACCAAACAAGCAACCAGTCGTGGTACTGATATGCATACTTTGGTAGAACATCACCTTAAGAATGAGAATCTGCCAGAAGTTCAACCACTTTCAGATTTCTTATTCAAGATTTCTAAGTCAACTCTCAATCGTATAAATAATATTCACGCCCTTGAGGGGTCTCTATATAGTAAACAACTAGGTATTGCTGGAACTGTTGACTGTATAGCAGAGTTTGATAACGAGTTGTCAATCATAGACTTTAAGACTTCTAAAAAACCAAAACCACGCGAGTGGATCGAACATTATTTTGTTCAATGTATGGCATATGGTTGTATGCTTTACGAACTGACTGGTATTCCAGTTAAAAAACTTGTAATCATTATGGCTTGCGAAAATGGAGAATGCGTCGTCTATGAAGAAAGAGACAAATCAAAGTACATCAAACTGCTCACCGAATACATTAGAGAGTTTGTTAGAGATAAATTGGAATTCTATGGAAACAAATAAAGAATTAGAACAGGTTATAGAAAGTAAATTTTTAACTCCATCAAAATTTGCTCTGGAGATTGAAAAAATTGTAATTGAAGAAAATTTAAATTATATTGATGCAATTGTACATTATTGCGAAATTAATAATCTTGAAGTGGAATCAGTGACTAAACTGATTTCTAAACCGCTAAAAGAACGATTAAAATGGGACGCAACTCGTCTTAACTTTATGAAAAAAACTTCCCGTGCTCGTTTGCCTCTATAATGTCACCATTTGAAACTTATCAACATTATTTGTCACTCAAAAATCATTTCACAAATCCAAAATACGACTTCTTTAAATACGGTGCGAAGACTCGTGCCAGTGTAACTTCCTTTAATAAAAGATCCGATAAATACTGGTTTGAAAAAACAAGTCGAAAATACAATGACAAGGAAGTTGTAGATTTTTTAGTATCAAACTTTGTAGCATCCGATAACCCAAGTAACTTATGGATTGGCGAGATTATAAATTCTGGAGAAAGAATTTATTCAGATTGGATGAAAAGGCAACAGAGTTTGACTTACTTGTTCAAAGAACAAAGCAACGAATTGTTCTCGGAGGTCAAATTGGAAGATGCTTTGAACTGTTCCAAAGGTCATCCACCAGTCCTCAAAAGATTTCTAAGCGGCAAATTATCATTAGAAACATTCGTAATTTACAACAAAATATTTCATTTTTCAAAAGATTTTGATAAAAAACTTTTAGATCCAATTTGGGAAACTGTCAATTTAAAGATTTTAAAGTATTCTCCTTTTCTAAATATAGACATATTTCAGTTTAAAAAGATTTTACGGGAAATATTCAATGAGTAATTTTTTTGACTCTGATATTATTCAAGAAGAATTAAAAGAAATTAATAAACTTCAAGAAGAAATTTATGGAAGTATATTATCTTTTGGTATAATGAACCGTGAAACTAAACTGGAACATATTGAAAAACTTGAATTATTATTAGAAAAGCAACGTGTAATGTATACACGTTTGTCTCTTTCTAATGATCCACAAGCGATCGAAATCAAAGATAATTTGAAAAAATCAGTTGCTCTGATGGGATTTCCACCAGAAACTGATATGCAAGTTTTATTTGGTAGCATGAATAAGACAATTGAGTCTCTCAGGCAGTTTATTGACTACTGAGAGAATCTCTGTTATAATATCAAGGTAATCCAACAAATCCAATTTATCCAAAATCTTATGTCTAACTTTGCAAATCTCAAAAAGCAATCCAAACTTGGTTCTCTCACCGAAAAACTGGTGAAAGAAGTTGAGAAAATGAATTCCAGCAGTGGTTCTTCCGATGAACGTCTTTGGACTCTCACTGTTGATAAAGCACAAAATGGTTATGCAGTAATTCGATTTCTCCCTGCACCTGATGGAGAAGATCTCCCATTCGTAAAGGTTTATAGTCATGCATTTCAAGGTCCTGGAGGTTGGTTGATTGATGAATGCTTGACCACAATCAACCAAAAATGTCCAGTATGTGAACATAACTCTGGTCTATGGAATAACGGTACAGATGTTGGTAAAGAGCAGGCACGTAAACAAAAGCGTAAACTGACGTATGTAAGCAACATCTACGTGGTAAAAGATCCTGCAAACCCCGAAAATGAAGGCAAGGTCTTTCTATTCAAGTATGGTAAGAAAATCTTTGATAAACTCACTGCTGCAATGCAACCTGAGTTTGAAGATGAGGAGGCGATCGATCCATTTGACTTTTGGCAAGGTGCTAATTTCAAACTAAAAGCAAAAAATGTTGCTGGTTATCGTAATTATGATTCTAGCGAATTTGCTGCTCCTTCTCCTCTCCTTGATAATGACGATGACCTAGAGGCAGTGTGGAAAAAGCAATATTCTCTTGCAGAATTCATTGCTCCAGATCGTTTTAAATCTTATGAAGATTTGAAGACACGACTTGACTCTGTTTTTGGTGCTAAATCTTCTGTTCGTCTTGATGAAGAAGTTTCTGATGAAGAAGAGTATTCTCGCGGTCCTGTGCGAGAACTAAATGACGACCTTCGCTCAGAACTTAACAACCTGAAACCTACCCGCCGCGCTGCTGTGGTTGAGGAGGATGAGGATGATGATGCTCTCAGTTACTTTGCAAAACTTGCCGAAGACTGATTAAATCTTATAATGGGGGGGGGATTAAGCCCCCCCCCTTTTTTTATGAAATTAATGATCTTGTATTTTCTGTTTTAATTAATCTATCATCAACATACTGTGAAGAATTATCATAAATCATTGCTTTTCTAGTATCATTAAGAACTTGTTGCAGATATATTGGTTTTAATAAGTAGATCGCCCTTTTTTCATTGTTTTTTCTAACTTCATATTCGTAGTTACTGATTCCAATTATAGGGTTTGGTATATTTACAATTTTTAAACCTAATGTATTTTCATTAGTGTAAAGTTTTCCGTCGTCATAATAAGATATTTTAAAGTTGGAATCTACAATTTTTCCAGCAGGGAGAATTAATTTATTTTGAGAATCTTTTATTTCTATAGTTTCATAATGATGTACTGCATTTAAATTTTCCCCATAGAGTTCTTCGGCATAATCATAAACTTGTTTATCTGATAATGGCCATTGATCTCTAATTCTTGTAATTCCTGCAGTAACTAAGACAACCCAATCATATTGAGCACTTCCATAAAGTTCTTCTGCTACAAGATCTGGTCTTGATCCATCAGGAATTTGATACTTATCAAATATTGTGAATACATTTTGCAAATCATCACGAAGTTTAACTCTACGAAAAAGATTTTTTACAAGAACATAATCATCAACAGACTTTCTATCGGAAAGAAAGGATTGATATTGTAGATTTGGTAACTCTCTAAAGTATGACATTTTAGTAACCTACAGAAGTGTCTCCAGAATTTGCAAGTTCTTCGTAACTTTCTTTGTAAATTGGTGTGAGTTCTTGGAACTGTAAAGTTAATTGCATATGAACTGGTGTCGCATCGGGATAAGTTGCATACTGAGCAGATCCATTATAATTAACACTCATTTGGGTTAAAGCACATGGTTTAAAACGGTGTAAAAATGGATGAACAGTTCCACCACTCATATATTCTAATTTGAATACATTGGGTGCTTTGACAAAGAGACCTCCACCAAGTTCATTCGGTCTTCCTTTTTGTGGAGTCATATTCACTTTGAATGTGCGAATAATTTCTTTAATTCTTTCAGATTCTTTTTTTGATCTTGGAACTAAATCAAATATAAAATTAAATGCTGGTCTCAATGTTACTCCATTGAATAATAATTCAACATTTTGGTTAAAGACTTGCCCAGTTGCTCTGGAAATAATTTGATTAATATCCCCTTGACCTAATAATGCTCCTAATGCTGCACCTGCTGCACCTGCTGCTATTGCTTTTTGACCTTCACCAGATTGAACTTCGGCATTTATATTATTCCATGCTTTTACTCCACTTTGTGCTAGAGATGCTGCAATATTTTGACTCAATACTGCACTGCTTCCTGCATTGGCAAGAGTTGCTTGAAGGGGATTCATACTTCCAGATACCCAATCTGCAGCATTACTGTCTTGAATATTTGCTGGCATTGGAAGTATGATGACTGCTTCTGGTCTTTGAATATTTCCAGATTGTCTTAATGCATCTTCTGTTGTTGACAATGCAAATCCACCCGTCAAATTAAGACTAGGTGCTTTATATTCAATAACCTGGATCTTAAAGTAATCGTCTCCTTTATCAATATTATTAAGTGGATAACGGAGTATGGGTGCCATTTATTTTTTTAACTATTTATTGTTAATTTTGAACTAATTTTCTGTAAGGAATTGATAATAGAGTTGCAAATTCTTCTCTACTTAATTCATATAATCCACTCACTAATCGATCATTATCTTGTGTATTATATTGTCTGATTTTTCCAAGATGAAAATTAAACCCTCTGAATCCTCTTGGCAGAATATCACCTGCACGAATCAGTGGATGTTGATCATAAAGAATTCTTGGTGTTTTTGCATAATAGATGTAAGTATAATATTTTCCTGGAGTTGGAAAAGAAACTTCACTTCCACTCAACCTTGTTAATATTTCATTCATAAGTTCTTCTGGTCTTTCGCCTCCCAATAAAGATTCTTTTAAATTTTTAAGTTGATTTGTTTTTTTCTTCGAACCAACTCTTCTTGGTAATTGTGGATTTGCCTCAACATAGTTAAGATCAGTTTTAATAATATTAATCAATACTTCTTTAGTTAATCTATCATATCCACTAAGTTTTCCTATCCCACTCGCTGTTTGATAATAAACTGTATATGATTTTGCTATCTCAACCAACTGTTCCTTTGTATAATCCTTTAATGGTTTTTCGTATCCTGTGAGTGCCATTTAATTAACGGATGTTTAGGTTATCTTCTGTGATGATTTTAAATTCATAACCACGATCAGCACACCATTCTTTTGCTGCCTCCCATTTTGCCTGATTCTTAGCATATTCATAAACTTCACTAATATATCTTTTTGTTTGTCTTTGAGGTTTAGGAGGGGGTGCAGTTTGCTTTTTAGGTTTAACCTCAATCATATATTTTTTGATTGAACCATTAGGTTCTTTTACTTTTATGAGAAAGTCGGGGTAGTATCTGTGAATTTTTCCGTCTATTGGTGAGCGATAAGGAATTGCTTTTTCTTCAGATTCCCAAGATATGATGTTTTGATTTGTATCACAATAGACACAAAACTTTCGTTCCCATAAAGACCTATAGATGATATTTGTTGGATCACCATTATATTTTTCAGGAAAGGATGGTTGATATTTTCCCTTATATGACATCTAAATACTTACAATAAGAAACTCACAATAGGTATTTAGAGTGGCAACGCCCCGTAAAATATCAGATATAAGACCATTATTTACTAATCTTGCACAAACTTCTCACTATGAAGTCAGGTTTGGAGGTCTTCCAGATCAATTAAAAAAATATCTAGGTCAAAGGGGAATTACTGCAAGATTTATTGCAGAGGACGCTGGTTTGTTGTGTAATAATGCAGTTCTTCCAACAACTCAACTTGCCACAGTAAATGTAGATGGAAATTATACAGGAATAACAGAAACATTTGCACATCGTAGACAATACCAAGATATAAGTCTTGAATTTTATGTTGATAAAAATTATAATACATTGAAATTTTTAGAGCATTGGATGGAATTCATTGCAAGTGGTTCTACAAATCCTGTTGATGGAAATAATGCACCAATTAATAGTAATATTGATCAGGGATACTTTATAAGAATGCAGTATCCTGAATATTACAAATCAAATAGAACTAGTATTATAAAATTTGACCGTGACTATCAAAGAGAAATCGAATATACTTTCATAGGTTTATATCCATACAGTATTGCATCAATACCTGTTGCATATTCTCAGTCAGATGTCATGAAAATGCAAGCATCATTTAAAATGGATCGATATGTAATTGGTAAATCTTATAGTATTAACATTGCAAGAGTCGAAGACAATAACAGAGAACCAACTCAACCTTCACCAGGAGCACCGAGAAATCAGACAAATCCAACTCCTGTTTTAAGAACACCTAGATCTCCTGGATCAATACCTTCAAATGGAGTTGAATTTTTGCGGTCTGACCTTTCTTTATATGAGAATTTATACGGGAAAGGGCAATAAATAAATTATCTTATCTTATGGATTATTATGCCATTACCGAAGATTGCAACTCCTTCATATACATTAGAAATTCCTTCACTTAAAAAAGAAATTAAATATCGTCCATTTCTTGTCAAAGAAGAAAAAATATTAATCATTGCTATGGAAAGTGAAGATTCCAAGCAAATTGCTGAGGCAGTTAAAACAGTAATTTCAAATTGTATTTTATCAAAGGGAATTAAAGTTGAACAACTTGCAACTTTTGATATTGAGTATCTATTTTTAAATATTCGTGGAAAGTCTGTCGGAGAAGCAGTTGATGTTCTGATCACATGTCCCGATGACGAAAAGACTCAAGTTCCTGTAAGTATTAACTTAGATGATATTGAAATTAATATCGATGAAAACCATTCTAGAGATATTAATTTGGATGATAATCTAACATTGAGAATGAAATATCCATCAATGAAAGAATTTGTGAAAACAAATTTTGGCAATGACTTTAATATAAGTGTTGACGAAACTTTTGATTTAATTATTTCTTGTATTGAGCAGGTGTATAGTGAAGAAGAATCATGGTCAGCGGTTGATTGTACAAAAAAAGAACTTTCAGAATTTATTGAACAATTGACTTCAACTCAATTTAAACAGATTGAAAAGTTTTTTGAAACAATGCCCAAACTTTCTCACACCATTAAGGTTAAAAATCCGAATACAGAAGTAGAGAGTGAAGTGTTGCTGGAGGGATTATCAAGTTTTTTCGCCTAGGCATGGCTCATGAAAATCTTGAGTCATATTATAAAACTAATTTTTCTCTGGTACAGCATCATAAATATTCATTGACAGAGATAGAAAATATGATACCATGGGAGAGAGAAATTTATATTGCTCTCCTTAAACAATACATTGAAGAAGAAAACCTAAAACACAGTGCAAATGGCTGAGATAGATCCAGAAAAAGTTGGAAAATCTGGCATTGATCCAATTACAGGATCTATATTGTCTCAGGAAGTTAGAAATAGTCTTCTAAAAAAGACTACATTTGATGCATCAGTTTTTAGAAATGAATTATTAGCGGTTGAAGGTAGAAGAAGAGAATTAGACTTACAAAATACAAATGTTATTCGTGAGCAAGAAAATGTATTAATTGGGTTTAATTCAAATATTCAAGCACTAAGAAGTGATATTGGTAAACTTGGAACAGGTCTTGCAAATATAGCACTACTTCTCCAACAAGATGGTGCTGAGGAACAATCTAGACTTAGAGCAGATCAAGAAAAACAAAGAAGACTTGCAGAGCGTCAGGTTAGAATTGGTAAAGAAAGTGACATAGAAGAAAAAATACAAAGTGCTCTTGTGGCACCTGTTCAAAGATTGGTTCCTCAAGTAAATGATGTCTTTGGAAAAATTGGACAAGCACTTACAATTTTATTTGGTGGTTGGTTAACTACTCAAGTTATTCAAGCAATAAAAGCATCTGAAGAGGGCAATACAAAATTATTCAATGATATTAAATTTAATATTCTCAAAAATCTTGCAATTGTTGGTGGTGGATTATTGGCAGTTAAAACAGGATTTTCTTTAGTTAAAAATACAATTGCTAAAGTTGCATCCGGATTGACAAGATTACTAATTGCAAAACCACTTGCACTTGCTGCTGGGTTACTTAGAATTCCTGGAATGGGATCTGGTGGAAAACCACCCGCAACTACAGGACCAAAATCGGGAGGAATACTTGGAGGACTTGGAAAACTTCTTACAGGTTTAAGTGTCGCAATGAATCTTAAGAATAAGGAATATATTGACACTGTGCTGGGTGGATTAAGTTTATTTGCAAAAGCACCAGGACCTATTGGATTAGTTGCCAAAGTTGCTGGAGTTGCATTTACTTTAGATGAAATTGCAGAAGCTTTTGGTAAAAATATTTTTGGAGATGAGCGTGATAAAATTGTTAATGATGCGGCACAATCTGCAAAAAAAGAATTAGAAAAACTTAAATCATCAGAAACTACAAAAACAACACCATCTACAAAATCATTACCTTCTTCTGCACCACCGCAACCTATGGTGCAACCAAAAACACCTATGATGGGTGAGCAAAAACAAGAAGCAGCAACTCCCACACCAAGTCCAGAAAGAGTTTCTCAATTCGAGCAAGCATGGCAATACAGGAATAATCCTTTAGCAAGAGGGAGAATAGAAGGTGCTTGGGATAAGATGAGTGATGAAGAACGCCGACAAGCAAAAGAATGGGCAAAATCAAAAGGATATAATTGGAATGAAATGAAATTGAAAGAGTCCTCTTCAATGATGAGTCAGACTCAAACAACTCCACAATCTATGAAAGAAAGTGCAGTTCCCGCACAAATGTCTACCCCAGCACAAGTTGCCGCATTGCCAAAAGAACCCGTAAAAGTTGGTCAACTTCCTGAACCAAAACCATCATTGACAATGATTAAAACATCAAACAATGCAAATCAACAACAAAATGTTCCTGTTACAAGTGGAGCATTATCTGATGTTCCTTTAATCAACTCTGCAAACCCCGATAATTTTTATGTTCTCTACTCCCAATTAACTTATAATGTGGTGATATAAAATGGCAACAATAGCAGATTCTCTTAAAAAGTCATCAATTAATATCAATACTATTTCCAAGTCGCTGACTGAAACAAAGAAAAATGTTTCTTCAGTGAATGATTCTGTGAATAATATTTCCAGAATCATTGCAACAAATACTAGAGTTAAAAGAGAATTATTTGAAAATTCCAAAATTATTGGTATTAGAAGAGAAGAGGCATCAAAGAGACAACAACTTGAAGATCAGATAGAATCCTCAAAAGTTTCAACATCTCCATCAAGAGGTCTTGCTTTTGCTAACAGAAGCAATAAAGGACCTTTGAGCAGATTATTAGGATTTTTGGGATTTACATTTGCTGGTTGGATTGTAGAAAATTTGCCCACATGGATTTTTATGGGAAAGGAATTTATTTCCAGAATTGAAATGTTTGGTAGATCAATGTATAATATGGTTGATAATATGAAATTAATCATAAGTTCTTTTGGATCTGTTTTAAAAAATTCTTTCAATGCTATTATTACTTTAAATTTTGATGAATTTAGTGATGGGAGTGTTGCACAATCTTTTGATGAATTAAATCTTGCAGTTCAGAGTTTGGGAGATGATATTACTAAAACATTTGAACTCTTTACAACTCCCCTAAACAAATCAGTAGAAACGGGTGAAGAAGGACCTGGACTTGGTGAAGAAAGACCTGATACGATGTTTCCAACTGAAGGTGGATACGCAACAGCAGGATTATCTGGAGTAGCAAAACAAAGAGTTGGAACTGATACAGCATTTTTGGGAGAAATTAAAAGAGTATCACAAAAATATAATATCCGAGAAGGAGATTTACTGGGATTAATTGCCTCCGAAAGCGGATTCGATCCTTCTGCGGGACAAGTTGGTGGATATGTTGGTTTAATTCAATTTGGGGCGAATGAAGCAAGATCAGTAGGAACAACACAATCTGCTCTAATGAAAATGAGTAGAGCAGAACAAATGAAATATGTTGATAAGTATTTTGAAACAAGAAAATTGAAAAAGGGAGCAGGTGCTGGACAATTATATGCAACTGTTTTTGCTCCAGCATATGCTTCCGGCGATCCCAATAAAGTTCTTTATAGTTCACCTTCTAGAGAATATGCTTCAAATGCACCTCTTGATACTAATCAGGATGGAAAAATAACCATTGCTGAAATGGGTGGAAGAATTCAGAAGAAAAAGAAAGAATTTGGTATTTCTGATAATGTTGTAATTACTTCCACAGCAGCACAATCACCTATGATACAAGTTCCTGCAGGAAATATAAAACCATTAGTTGGTGATAGACTTGGTGCGGGTAGAAATCATGGTGGGGTCGATTTACAAGTTCCTTCAGGAACTCCATTGAGAGCAATTTCTGATGGTCAAATTGTTGACTCAGATTATGAAAAAGGATGGGGAAACTTTTTGGTGATGAAGGATAATCTTGGAATTTATCATTTATATGCTCATATGCAATCTGGATATAAAAAAGGAGGTACAGTTAAAAAAGGAGAAGTAATTGGAAAGGTAGGGATGTCTGGAAGAACTACTGGACCCCATCTTCATTGGGAAACAGGAACTGGGTGGAATGGTGGAATAATAACAGGAAGATTTGATGCTCTTAATAAGTATAGTAAATATGCACCATTTAATACATCATCCGAATATTCAAAAACTCAGGCACAAATTTCAGCACCTCCAACAAGAGTGGCACAACCTGCTGCGATGACTCCTCAGAGAAAAGGATCTCAGGTTGTAATTATAGATGACACAAAACCACAACAATCCCAAGTATCCTATCCAGCAGAACAACCATCATACGCACCAACAATCAGTGAATTTAAATTGTTAAATAATTTTATTAAAAACAAACTTTTAATCGATCTTGCGTACCTATAATGTCAATTAAAAAGTCGATATACGAAGAGTTAATATTAGAATCTAATGATAGATCTAGAACTATAGATCTTACAACTGGAGTAATTCTTTTTGAATACTATGAAGATATTTTTTCACCAACAATTACTGCAAAAGTTAAAGTTGTTGACAATGGTAATGTCATTGCGCCTAAAGATAATCCAGATGGAAATAAGCAAGCAATTTATAATGGACTTCCTTTAAGAGGTGGTGAAAGACTTTCACTCAAAATCGCAGGAAACTCTGCAACTAATCCTGGTTTAAATTTTTCTAAAAAAACTGATGATTACTTTTATGTTTCAAGTATTACTGATGTTATTTCAGAAACAAACAGAGAAACATTTACATTACATTTAACATCAAGAGAAGCAATCACCAATGAAACATCAAGAGTTTCAAAAAAATTTCCAACTTCATTAAGAATTAGTGATTCTGTTCAAAGAATCTTAAATGATTATCTAAAAACAAATAAAATAGGAAAAATTGATTCTTCTTCAAACAAGTATGGATTTATTGGAAATCTAAGAAAACCATTTACTGTTCTAATTTGGTTAGCATCAAAAGCAGTTCCAGAAAGTTCTGGAAATCCCACCGCTGGATTTTTATTTTATCAAACCCAAGATGGATTTCAATTTAGATCTCTTGATGAACTGATTGTCCAAACTCCTAAAGCAACTTATACTTACACAGAATCATCAGAATCTTATGATGAGAGTGATAAAAAAGTTAATAATGATTTTAAAATCTTGAATTATTATACTGATAAAAACCAAAATTTGATTGAAAAACTTAGATTGGGAACTTATGCAACTCAAAGAATGTTCTTTAACCCTTTGGATTTTTCATTCTCAAGTCCAGAAAAAGGTCTTTTTAGTTCAAAAGATTATTCTGGAAAAGCAAAAACTCTTGGTAGTAGATTAAAACTTCCTCCTATTGCGGAGGGATCTGACAAATCTTTAGGTGATGTTCCAACTCGTATTATTACTGCAATTTATGATGTTGGAACTTTAGAACAGGGAGTATCAAAAGAAATCAATTCTGATCAAGGTCAATATCAATCACAGAGTTTAATGAGATATAATACTATGTTTACTCAAATAGTAAGCATGGTTGTTCCATCAAATACAAATTTAAGAGCTGGTGATGTGATTGAATGTAATTTTCCAAAAATTACACAATCTGATGCAAAAGAATTTGATTCTGAGACAAGTGGACTATATATGATTAAGGAAATATGTCATCACTTTAATACTGAAAATTCGTACACTTCGATGAAACTTATAAGAGATACTTTTGGTATAAGTAAAGAGGCAAAAAAATAACAAATGTTAGATCAATCATTACTTCAAAGCAATTTTATTGGTAGAGATGGATTTCGTTGGTGGATTGGACAGATACCACCAATTGAATCTATGGGAGAGCAACTCACTGGTGGTGGGTGGGGTAATCGATTCAAAGTAAGAATTCTTGGGTATCATCCTTACAGTGAAGCAGATCTTCCGAATGAAGATCTACCATGGGCACAATGCTTAATACCAACAACAGCAGGCAGTGGTGCTGCTAATGTTGCAACTGGAGTTCAATTACAGCCAGGCGATGTTGTTCTTGGATTTTTCTTAGATGGTGATAATGCTCAAATACCTGTGATTCTGGCAACATTTGGAAGAACAAGTTCAGTTCCTTCCACGACATATGAATCTCCATTTATACCATTCACTGGATTTTCCAGTTTAGTTCCAAAAAATGGGGGAACAAATACTAATGAGACTAATGAAGTAACACAAAGTTCTCTGCCAACTCCACCGGATGTTAGTGTAGAACAAGGAAAACAACTATCTTCAATCTTTGGATATCAAGTAATATCAGCAAATTCTGCAATTGGTGATATTATTCCTCTTGCAAATACTGCACAAAATGCAAAAACTTCTAAAATAAAGTCGGTTGTTACGAATTTAATTAAAAGAGTAAAAAGATTTCAAGGAAATGCTCAAAAAATAACAAATGAAATAAGAAAAGCAGTTGATAAAATTGTGCTTCTTTCTAATGAGTTTGTGGGTCTTTTTATGAATCCATTAATTAAATTACTCAAAACTCTTTTAAATCAAGGATTAAAGTTATTATACAAACTTGTTTTTGCTACAGTTCTTGCTGCTACAGGAAATCCTATAATTGCTCATGCTGCTGGAGTTGCCGCACAAAAAGCAATGGTAGGTCCAGTAAAGGCACTTGAGGATTCATTTTCATGTGTTGCCGGAGAAGTTATTGATAAACTTAAAAATATTGTTACGAATATTATTACATCTGCAGTTGAGAATATAGACAGGTTTGTAAGTTGTGTAGAAGACCAATTTGTTGGATCACTTTTAAATTCAATTATTGATAATCTTGAAACATTGATGTCTTCACCTCTTACTGGAGTTGCAAAATTACTTCAATTCTTCTCTGATTTTAGTGTTGGTAAGACAATGAGATCTGTTGTTGACGGACTAGGAGTTTCTGGTGCAGCATTTGATTGTAAACAAAATTTCAGCAATTATCAAGGACTAGCAAATGAATGGGTTGTTGGTGGTGGTCCAAAATATGGAAATGTAAATCCATATAATAATGTAAAAAATCTTGTAGATATTGAAAATTCCGGAGTTGATCCAAATTCAGTTGTTGAATGTTTTTCTGGTGCCCTGCAATTTGCAAATCCACCCATTATTAACATTTTTGGAGGAACAGGATCTAATGCAACTGCAGTTCCTATTTTTGGAAATGTTGTAACTGGACCAGATGGTAATGTTACTGGAAGTGTTATTGGAGTTCAGATTACAAATCCAGGATCTGGATATACTTTCCCACCATTTATTGAGATTGTTGATGATAACGAGCAAGGTTATGGTGCAGTTGGAAGATCTTTAATTAATGAGAATGGTGAACTTGAATCCATATACATGGTATCCGAAGGTGAAAATTATTCAGTTGGAGATATTTCAGAATATTCAGTCTTTGATGTTATAGTAGAAGATGGTGGATCTGGTTATGTAGATGGAGATATTGTTATTGATGATGTTGGTAACGAGTATACAACACAAATAATTGATGGAAGTATCTATCAAGTTAAACCTCTAAATAATGTTATTCAGACTTTACCCATATTAACTGTTGATACTAGATTTTCTGGGGTTTCTGGATCTAATGCTGGTAGTGGAGCAATTCTCAGACCATTATTAGGAACTCCAACATTTACTGGCGAAATACAAACTGTAGTACAATGTCCTAAGTAAAATGGCAGAAAGAAATAAAAATATATTTAAGAGACAAATAATCAGTTTTAATCCGAATTTTAGAATTGATACTGCAAACCCACAAATGGGTTTATCTGGTATGGATGTTTATAAAATTTATGGTGTAACTGATAATGGAGACAATCAATCATCAATTTCTTTAAGTAGCGGTGGAATATTTTCAATTTATAATGATCGTACCATTCAAATTTCTGGTGGATCAAAACATGAAGAGGGAAGAGAAGATATAATTATTATTGGAAATAATGGAAATGTTTCAATTACTGCAAATGGAATGGTTCGCATTCGCGGAACTTCTATTATGCTTGAAGCAGATGAAGATATACACTTAAAGGCAGGCAGAAATATTGATCTTAAAAGTGGATCTGGTCGAACTCTAATACAAGGTAATAAAATTGATATAACAGCACAAACTGGAAATTTAATTGATGAACTGGGAAAGGGATTTTTAAAGAGTGTTTTTGCTGGTACATATGTTGGTGGAGATTTTCTTGGTGGGTTTATCAGTGGAGTTTCTAAAGCAGTTTTAAATTCTGTATTATAATATATGGCCGAAGATTGTAGACAAACTAGACCAAATATTGGTAGTACTTCTAACAGTCAACAAGAAAGACAAGAAAGTGCAGTACCGTATAAAGAACCGGCAAAGGATAGTAATTTTTATGGATTAGAATCTCATTTTAATCAAGATGTAATTTTTTATGGAGATGTAAGAATTCATGGAGAATTACTTGCAAATTTTTCAGGATTACAAAATCAATCAATAACTACAAAAGATTTAAATGTTTTAAGAACTTCTATTTTTGATGGTAACGCTTATTTTTCAGAAAATGTCTATTTTGATAAAGGTATAAATGCTGGAATTGCAACAATAAGAACAAAATTAGATGTTGGTTGTGGTGGAACAACCTTAAGGGCAGATACTTCAACTGGTAAAGTCGGCATTGGTAGTACAATACCACAACAAAAATTAGATGTTGCAGGAAGCGTAAAAATAGATGAAACAATCTATGATTCTGCAAACGTTCCTGGAAGAAATGGATATTATTTGGTTAGAGATGATCGTGGAGTTAGATGGATACCTTTAGTCGCTGATACTATTCCTGGAGTTCCTGGTATTAATACTGAAGGAATTTTTGTCCTCAATGAAGGTGTTCCTCTTTACTAACCATAGTATAAATATTTCATTATAAAAGTAGTAGGATGACCAGATTTTATATCCAAGATCAAGGTGTATTTATTCCAACTAATGATTTGGCCCAAGCATTTGCTGCTCTAAATTTTGTACAAACAAATAGTCTTGGAGTTGGAACAGATACTTTAATACCAATTGTTAATACTAGTAATCCTAATTGGATCGCGGATATTAAAACACAAGATTTATGGGGTCACACTGGAATAGGTTCTACCGCATCACTTTTTAGATTAACCAATGTTGGTGTTGGAACTGCAGTACTTCCAAATAGATTTCAGGTAGGTCTTACTGGACAAGATTTTGTAGTTACTCCTGCCGGATTGACTGGTCTTGGATTGGCAAATCCAGCGTATAAATTAGATATTACTGGAGATCTTCATGCTACGCAAAGAGTTGAATTCGATGCAACTTTAGATGTTGATGGTGCCACCACTCTCAATGATACTTTAGATGTTACTAATGCAACAACTTTAAATGCAACATTAGATGTAACTGGTGCTACTACCCTTAATAATACTTTAGATGTAACTGGTGCTACCACTCTCAATAATACTTTAGATGTAACTGGTGCTACTACCCTTAATAATACTTTAGATGTAACTGGTGCTACCACTCTCAATGATACTTTAGATGTAACTGGTGCCACCACTCTTAATGATACTTTAGATGTAACTGGTGCCACCACTCTTAATGATACTTTAGATGTCACTAATGCAACAACTTTAAATGCAACATTAGATGTAACTGGTGCTACTACTCTCAATAATACTTTAGATGTAACTGGTGCTACTACTCTCAATAATACTTTAGATGTAACTGGTGATACTACCATCGATGGTATTTTGGAATTAAACTCATCATTAAGAGATATTAATGATAGTACAGCAACGGGAAAATTTGATTATCGATTATCTTCTGTAGGTACAGGTGTATCGTGGAGACCTCCAGGAGTTCAGACTCAAAACATCATTTATGTTACAAAGGATGGTAATGATGCTAATAGTGGATTATTGGAAGGTGACGCAAAGGCAACAGTAGGAGCAGCTGCATCAATCGCACAAGATGGAGATACAATTTATGTTCGACCTGGAGTTTATTTTGAAAACAATCCTATAGGTCTTCGTACTGATGTTACAATTTCTGGACAAGATTTAAGACTTGTTACAATTATTCCAAACAATCCATCAAAAGATGTTTTTCATGTAAGAAGAGGTTGTTTAATTGAAAATCTAAATTTTGCTGGAACTAGTGTATCAGTTGCCCATACTGGATGTGCTGCAGTTGCATTTCCACCAACGAATCCAGCAGATTATGCTGTAACTGGGTATATTGCTCCTGGTCCTGCAAATGAAGGGCTTACTGGAAGGTGGAGGTCTCCCTATATACGGAACTGTACCAATTTTATGACCAAAAGTATTGGTATGAAAATTAATGGAGACCACGCAACTGCCTCTACAATTGGTAATGATTTGAAATGTATGGTCTGCGATTCCTTCACTCAATATAATGAAGCAGGAATTGGAGTATCAATTACCAATAATGGATATGCTCAGTTAGTTTCTATTTTTACAATTAACTGCGATATTGCAATTTATGTAGATAGTGGAGGTTCTTGTGACTTAACAAACTCCAACTCATCATTTGGTAATTATGGTTTATATGCTGTTGGTCTTGGAAAAACAGAATTTACCGCAACAGTAGGAACATATCCACCAACAAGAACTCAACCTGGAGTTAATCCCGAAAGTGATAAGGTTACATTTGTCAATATGAAAGATGATTCAAATGGTGGAATTGGGACAGTAAGAAAACCTTATGATGGGCAAGCATTATTCTTCCAAATTGATTTAAGAAATTATCCAGATGCAGTAACCACTGGATTGTCTACTACGATATTAAAAAATCCTATGGTTAGGGTTGATTCAATTAAAGTTACAAATGGTGGTTCCGGGTATAGTGCAGCATCTCCACCAACAGTCATAATTGTTGATTCTGATTTAACACAGCAACCAAAAGGACCTCAAGGAATTATTGCTGAGGTAAGTCCAACGATTGATCCAATCTCAGGTTCTATTACCGCAATTGATGTTGTAAATAGTGGAAGAAATTATTTACCAACGCAAAACTTACAAGTTTTAATTGATGGAGGTTCTGCATCAGCACAAGTCATAACAGAACCAATTTATTATACTATTGATACTGCAACTGAACCAACTCCAATCACTGGAATTACAACAGTTACATTTAATCAATTTATTCCTTATGAACTATTTGGTGGTGAAGCAGTTTCATTGAAAAGAATTAGTCGTATTTTAACTAGTTCCCATTCTTTTGAATATATCGGTACAGGAACAGATATAAATACATCAACTCCCTTCAAAGGAGCAGTTCCAATTAAAGAGAATGAAATTGTTGCTTTAGATGGAGCACAAATTCCATTTACAAGCACAGATCAAAAAGGAAATTTTGATATTGGTGAAGGATTTCAAATTAATCAACCGACTGCAACAATTAGAGGGCGAGATTTTAGTAAAGCAATACAAGCAGAAGTAACACCATTAATTCTTGCATTAAGATAAAATTATGGCAGTAGCACCACTTAATAAATTTTTAACAATTGCAGTTCCTGTTGCTCCTGGAGAACAAACTGTTTATACTACTCCAACAGGTGTATCTGCTATTGTTCTTTATGCTCAAGTTTCAAACGTAGGAGTTAATACTTTTCCTTCATTTACAATGACTCATAGAAGGAAAAGTACGTCATTAAGAACTTCTGGAAATACTAGAAATATAAGAATCATTAGAGATGTAGAAGTACCAACAAATGATTCTTTAGTAATTATTGATGGGAGATTAGTTTTAGAAAGAAGTGCAGTAATCAGTGATTCTATTATAATTGAAGGAACTCAAGCGGGAATCGTAACTGTTACAGGTTGTTTATACGACAATACCACTGGATTGACAACTGTTACAACATTAACCCCTCACAATTTTAATGTTAATGATGAAGTTACGATGAGTGGTCTTGCATTTACTTGCAGTGGATCTTTTGGACTTACTACCTCTATTTTCCCATCACCTCAACAATCTTTTACCATCACAAGCATTCAGGGTAATGTTGGAACGTCAAGAACCTTTGTAACTAACTCAGGAATCGTTGTTGGAATTGCTCATACATATCTTAATGGTGGTCTAGTCGCCCCATTACAAATGGAATTTATTTGTAGTATCCTAGAAAATAGTATTTCGTAAAATGCCAAAGTATTTAAGTGGAAGAGTTAAACTTGCTTCTCAGGGAACTTTAGGAACTGATAGATATCAATATCTTGGTCTAAATCAAGTAGAACCTAATCTTGGATCTCCACCAATAGGTGGAGATATTGTACCAGATGGACAACAATATCAAATTATTAGTTTTCCAGATTATCCGGGAAGAAGATATTGGGTTCCTGTTGGTGGAGGATTAATTCCCGGTTCCATTACTGTCTTTGATGAAGGATTTTTAGTTGGTGGAATTAGTAGTACAACTCAATTAACTTTTGTTGGTGCAGCAGTAAGTGCTTTTGGAATTACTAATCCAGTTCCTGGAATTGGTGTAACAATTAGAATATTCTCACCAGGAAATGATAGTGAAGTTTTATTTAATCAATCAAATGAATTCACAACATCTCCTATTTTCAAATTTAATAGTACTGTAGGATTATTAACTGCAGGAAATTCTCTCAATGTTGGATTGGGGGGAACTTATTTTACAGTTATTGGAGTTGGATCTGTTGGAATTAGAACTGCAAATCCAACTCAAGAATTAGATTTGAATGGAAATCTAAGATTAAGAGGAACAATATATGATTACAACAATCAACCAGGAAATCCAAATGAAATTCTTGTAAAGAACAATTTTGGTGGACTTGTATGGATTAATCAAAGTTCAGTAAGGGCAGGCGCAGGTGGAACTTATAGAAATGTTCAGTTTCATAATTCTGCTGGATTAGTTGATGGGGCGTCAAATTTTGTTTATAATGAGGTTAGTCAACGTGTTGGTATTGGGAGTACAATTCCAACAGTAACTTTGGATGTTCTGGGAATTTCTTCTTTCAAAGGTCAAACGACAATTGATTTTTTGAATGTAACCGGAGTTACTACATCTTCTACCCTCAATGTAACTGGCATTACAACGACTCGTGGATTAATAGTATCTGGAGTCAGCACACTTGGATTTATAACGGGAACAAATGCTTATTTTACTGGAATAGTAACTGCAAATAAGTTTAATGGGTCATTAGATGTTGTTACCGATTTATATGTATCGGGATTCTCTACATTCAAAAAATTAGTATATATTGATTCTAATTTAGGAGTATCAGGTCTTACAACATTAAGTAATTTAAAAGTATCAGGAATTTCAACTTTTGATAGTCAGGTTAATATTAATAATTTGAATGTAACAGGTGTAGGAACATTTGATAACATTAAAATTGATACGAACACAATTTATACAACAACTGGTAATTTAATTTTAGATTCACTTTCTGGAACAACTCAAATTGATGATAAAATTTATGTAACTGATACTACAGATTCTAATGATAAAGATAATGGATCGATTATAACTGAAGGTGGTGTTGGAATCGAAAAGAACTTAAATGTTGGAGGTTCATTTAGAGTTGCGGGAGTAACAACACTTGCCGCAAATGGAGGAATCACAACAACTGGCGGAAATCTATCTGTAGGCGGAAATTTAAGTGTTGTAGGAGTAACAACACTTGCCGCAAATGGAGGAATCACAACAACTGGCGGTGATTTGTATATTGGTGGAAGTTTAAACGTAAAGCAAACAGTAAATCCAGATTTTGTAAAGACTAATAGACTTCAAGTTACAGGAATTTCATCATTAGATTCCACCACAGTTGTTGGTGGTGATACAATTATCAATAATGGACCAATTCTTCAGGTTTCTGGAATAAATTCAAGTGTTTATATTGGTGGTAATATTGGATTAGGTAGTACCAACCCAACATCAAAACTTTATATTGTTGGTGATGCTTTTATTACTGGATTCACAACTTTAGGAACTGGCGCAACATCTAGAGGGACATTATTTGCAAATCAATTAAGTGTTGCCGGATTCTCTACTTTTGTCGGTCTAGTTACTAGCAGATCAACATTATTTACAAATCAATTAAGTGCTTCTGGATTCTCTACTTTTGTTGGTCTAGTTACTAGTAGATCAACATTATTTGCAAATCAATTAAGTGTTGCTGGTGTTAGTACATTTAATGGTAATGTAATTTTAGGTGATGAAAATTCTGACCTAGTAACCTTTAATTCTAGAGTAAACAGTTCAATTATACCTTCTGCAAATAATACTTATAGTTTAGGTGCTAGTGGTCTTGCATGGGATAGTGTTTGGGCGCAAACTTTTAATGGTAGATTTGTAGGAACTGCTGATGAAGCAGTTAAAGTTTCAACTGGCACTACTACAGGAACTTCATCATATTATTTAACTTTTGTCGATAGTAATAATGATCCTAGAGAAAATGAATTTTTGTATACCGATTCTGAAATAACATATAACCCATCTACAGATCTATTGAGTGTTGGCAAACTTTATGTTTCTGGAATTAGTACATTTAATAGTAGTGCAATATTTAATAACAATATATCAGTCGGCGGCATTGCAACGTTTAGTGGCAATGCATCATTTAATGGTAATGTAATTTTAGGTAATGAAAATTCTGACCTAGTAACTTTTAATTCTAGAGTAAACAGTTCAATTATACCTTCCAATAGCGGAACTCTTGATTTAGGTAGTCCTTCTAATTTGTGGGGAACCATTTACACAACCACTATTGTTGGATCAGTTACTGGTATTGCAGATACTGCTAAACAATTACAAACATCAAGAAATTTTAGCATTAATGGAACTGGTAGTGTAATTAATGCTGGAGATGTTTCTGCATCCGTAGTTTCATTTAATGGAACACAAAATGTAGTTTTAAATGGCAGTTTAAAAAATGTAACTGGATTAACTGCTGGGACGTATGGTGATAGCACTACAATTCCAGTTGTCAGTGTTAATGCTCAAGGTATCGTAACCTCAATAACAACTACAGGAGTTAATTTCAGTACTGCAACAGTACAAAATGCAGATAATATTAAAACAACATCATCAACTTCAAGCACATTATATCCAACTTTTGTTGATAGTAATAACGTAAGTCCAGGATATGAAGCAGTTTATACTGATAATGATATTACATATGATGCATCTGATAATTTATTAACATTAGGTAAATTAAATTTATCAAATGCAACTGCTTCAACAATCACTGCAATACTAACTAGAGGTGCAGATAATAATTTCCAATTATCAGCACAAAATGGGTCATCAAATAATGCCAGTGGACAAGAAGTTTCTAGATTTGGCATCAATTATGGTGGTGGTTCGTGGAACAGTTACTTTAAATTTATTAGAGGTGGTGGCGCCGTAGATGGTTCTATTGTAATCGCCACAAATAATACTGATAGAGTTCAAATTGATTCTAGTGGAAATGTTTTACCTCAAGGAACTTCTGGAACTTTAAATCTTGGTGGTTCTTCTAACCGTTGGGATACAGTTTATGCAAAGACTTTTGATGGTTTAAATAATATTACCACCACAGATCTTCAAACTGGTAACTTATTGGTTACTGGTATTGCTACAGTCAATGGATTCTTTAGACCTTCTGTTGGTTCTGGTGCAGATAAAGGAATTTACTGGCAACCTAATCCTGCCGGTGGTGCTGGTGATGAAGCATTTATTAGATATTATGTAGAATCTGGAGAAGATACAAGATTACATATTGGTATTAGAAATGATGCCGTATCGGGAAATTCTGATGATATTTACTTGGAAGCATCTATAGTTAATGTTTCTAATGCTCTTACATCTCCACAACTTACAAACAGTGGTTTTGATTTTATTTTAGGTAATGGTGATCAATCATCAAGAGGTAATTCCGGAACTTCCAGAGCATTAGTCAAGGGGTCTGGATCAACTCTTACATTAAATTTTGCTGGAGATTTTACTGGCGGTATAGTTGCTGGAAGTAGGTTATATCCATCATCAGATGTAACTTTAAATCTTGGCGAATCTACTAATCGCTGGAATGAAGTACATGCTAATACTTTTGTCGGCAATTTTACTGGAAGTTTACAACCATCTGGATCAACCGCTTTTACAATACCAGAAACATCCAATGCTTCGGCATGGATTAAATTAGGTACTTTTGCTGCAGGTCAAAGTGGACAAACTCTTGCTATTACTGTAGTATCTCATTCTGGTTATAATGCTAGTGCAGCACAAAATCAATATACTATTTTATATTTTAAGACATCTAACGGATCTAATAATCAATCTGGATTTTATGGAGATGCTTCTGCAATTCTTTTTTCGGGATTAGGTGGAACAACTAGTGCTCCCAGTATTTTTAGAATTGTTCAAGACACCACATCTTCATATTCAATTTATGGAAATTTTGGTGCATATACTGGATCTTATTCAACATATCAAGTTCAACATGGTGCAAATTGGACTCATAGTGGAACCATAGTTTCCACTCCAACGGGAACATTTATTGATATAACTCCAACAAATCAGGTTGGTCCTCAAGGTGACACTGGCCCTACGGGTCCTCCTGGTCCTAGTGTTACTGGACCTCCTGGTCCTCCTGGTCCTAGTGTTACTGGACCTCCTGGTCCTCCTGGTCCTAGTGTTACTGGACCTCCTGGTCCTAGTGTTACTGGTCCTCCTGGTCCTCCTGGTCCTAGTGTTACTGGACCTCCTGGTCCTCCTGGTCCTAGTGTTACTGGACCTCCTGGTCCTCCTGGTCCTAGTGTTACTGGTCCTCCTGGTCCTCCTGGTCCTAGTGTTACTGGTCCTCCCGGACCTGCTGGTTCTCCTGGCACTGCTGGTTCTCCCGGTCCTTCAGGTGTTACTAATATAACTGTAACACAAACTGGATATTCTTGCCCACCGCCAATAACTGCAAGTGGATCAACCATTACGATTGCTTCAAATAGCAATGCTTATGGCGCAAGATATATACAATCAACAGCACCAGTAAGTCCTTGTGATGGAGATCTTTGGTATGATACTGGTGGAACAGGACCAGGAAGTATTCCAGTCGGTGGAATTATTATGTGGTCTGGATCTATTGCAACTATTCCAGCAGGATGGGCACTTTGCAATGGAGGAAATGGAACGCCAAATTTACAGGATAGATTTATTGTTGGCGCTGGTAGCGGATATGGTCCTGGTGCTACTGGTGGTGAGAATTCCGTAACTCTTAGTGAAACTACAATGCCACAACATAGGCACTATTATGGATTTGCACAGGGATCAAATGGTGCTATTAATAATGGATACATTGGTATTACTGATGTAAATAATACAGGAAATGTTGCTGAACTTGAGCAGAGTGGTGGCAATGATGGGCAAGCATTAGCGGCATTCTATGCAGCATCTAATGTTGCTGGTGGAAGTCAACCACACGAAAACAGACCTCCATACTATGCACTTGCTTTCATTATGAGAATTGTATAATTAAATATGAAAATAAGAATAAATGGTAGTTGGGTTGATACTTCACTGTATATTCGTGATGGGGGTGTTTGGAAGTATATTGGTGGGAATCCTTCTTCAGCAAATGAAATAGTTGTTTATATAACATCAACAACCACAAATGTAAATGTAGCATCTCTTTTTGGTTCCTATTGGACTCAAAATATAAGAAAAAAATTAATTATTAATCCTGGAGTTAATGTAGGAGCAACAAACTCTGCTAATTATGCATTAGTAATTCCTTCAGGATTGAGTAGATCATTAGCAATTGATAACTTTGGATCTATTCTCGGTGCAGGTGGATTGGCAAATAGTGGTACTGGTGGAAATGCAATTCTTGCAAACTCATCAGTATCAATTAATAATCAAGGAACCATTTATGCTGGAGGTGGTGGAGGAGGAATAGGAGGTGCTGGCGGACTGGGATTTTATGATTGTAGTTATATACAAATTCTTGGTGCCACCGGAGCTCCTGGGATTTCAGGATGTAATGAAGTTTGTCAATACTGGTTCCAGAATTATGATGCATTTTGTAATTCAGGATGTGAAGGTTATTTTATTGGGGATGAGGTTTCTATACAATATAATACCTGCTCAGAGTGTGGAGTATGGGTATATCAAAATTGTTATAGTGGTGGAGGTGCTGGAGGTTCAGGTGGTCTAGGACAAGGATTTAATCAAAATTTAACGGGTGGTTCTCCTGGAGGTGCTGGTGGTCTTAATGCTGGTGTCGGAGGATTTGGTGGAACAGGTGGTAATTGGGGTCAATCTGGTGGTAATGGATTTTCCGGATCTAATGGAAACTATACTGAAGGTAATGTTGGTGGTCCTGGTGGACTTGCTGGTTTTTATATAGTAAATAATGGAAATGTAACATGGACTAATCTAGGAACAGTGGCGGGTAGAGTGATATAATATATACTATACAATTTAAGTTTTATAAAATTTTATGAAATATACAATTTTAGAGATTCTTCCTGGACAAATTCGTGTTGAGTTTGAAGATAACTCCTGGGCAATAGTTCCTATTCTACCTAATGCTTCACTAGAAGATATTGATGATGCCGTATCTCAATATGATCCTGATTTTCTCTTAAAACCAGAAAGTATTATAAATCCAGATATTTCAATTGGTGATCAAAGAGAATCCAAGAAAGTAGATAATATTCAACCAGTAGAAAATCAGTCTACACCACAAAGTAATACTCAAGATAATTCCTCATTATTAAGTATTATATCACCAATTAATCTAGCATTATCAGAATATTTTCATAGACATGGAGATTCCAGAGTTAGAGATTTGTTAGATACAAAAATTTCCGAATATATTTCATCTTCGCAAATTTCAGCAGATCTATTAATAACTAAAATATCTAATATGTCTGAAATATATACTCCAGAAGATATAATGGCACAAGCAGAGGCAGAATTAAATGCAGAACAATCCTGAAAATCGTCAAGCAGTAGACAAAATGAAAATTTGTTTACAATGCGAACATTTTCTAAAACCAACGCGCCAATGTAAAAAATGTGGATGTTTTATGCCTCTTAAGGTAAGAATTCCCGGTCAAAAATGCCCTATTGATAAATGGTAATTAAATGAATGATTTAATTCAAGTTATTAAAGTTCTTGATGAACATGAACTGAAAATTGTTAACTCATATGTTGATGAATTGCCATTTCAAGAAAATACTGTTTTTAATTCTAATGGATCAACAAAAATTGATATTTCAGTAAGATCAAGTCTTGGTTCCTCAATGAATGATGATCATGGAGCGACTAAACTTCTTCATGAAAAAATAAATCAATCTCTTTTAGGATATAAAGAAAGAGTTATTTGTATTAATCAAATGTTTCAATATTATCCAATTCCCGGTGGTTTCAATACAACTTCTCATCGAGAATCAATTCAAGTGTTAGAATATCGCCCAGATCAAGAATATAAGTTTCATCACGATACTTCAAATGATCCGAACTTAAAAGAATACCATAGACAAATTTCAGTTGTAGTTTATTTAAATGATGGATTTGAAGGTGGTGGAACAGAATTCCCACATCAGACTTTTAAACCACCTGCTGGATATGGTTTATTTTTTCCATCAAACTGGTGTTTTCCCCATTCTGGACAAAAGGTTTTGAGTGGTAAAAAAAGAGTCGCAGTAACCTGGTATTATGTAGATGACCACAGTGCTTGACACCCCGACTCATATGCCCTATAATACTGGGGTAATCACGAAAACGACCTGATGCCCGCTGAAACTGAAGAGTTCTTAACCAAATGCGTAGTTGATACACTTGCTCGTAAGTTTTATCTCTACTCTAGCGAAGGAAGCGAAAAAATGGTAGAATGTGAAACGGTTGATCAGTTTATGAATGTTCTGGAAGTAGTACGCACTCAGGTAAGTGATAATTGCCTTGCTTATACAGATCCTCTTTGAAAATGGAAGTTTTTACAGTGGAAGAGTTTCAAGAAAGATTCGACGAACTTATGGAACGAGTCGAAAATGGTGAACACTTGGGTATTGTCAATGAGAATGGGCAGGCAGCGGTTATGATGCCTGCCAATGACGATCTTATACGAATACACACTGAGTTAAACAACGAAGCACCTTGACAAAGAGTTCCAGATCCTCTATAATTGATCTGGTTCAAGCGAGTGAGACTTGGTAGTCAGAGGAGTCTTATAAACTCTTTCCGCCAGATTAGCGGCTTTGACCTGGTTCGAATCCAGGCACTCGTATTACTCTAAACTACACTTAGAGTATAAATAAAAGTGTAGAGTGATCTAACTATTATGCAAGGACAATGTAAAAACTGCAGTAAATCATTCGATTTTTTCCCATCTCAAGGAAAAGGATTTTATTGTTCAAATAAATGCCAGCAAGAAGATTACTACAAACAAAATATCACTGATTGGTTATCTAAAAAAATAACTGGAAAACAGGGAGATGGTAGACCAAGTGATTTTGTGAGAAAATATTTGCTTGAAGAAGCAAATTATAAATGTACAGAATGTGGGTGGGGAAAACCAAATCCAATAAATGGAATTGTTTATCTTGAAATTGATCACATTAATGGTTCCCGAGATAATGGATATAAGGAAAATTTAAGAGTACTATGTCCAAATTGTCATACTTTAACTGATACTTACAAAACTTTAAATAAAAAAATTGGGTATCATAAAAAAAGAAAACAATTAAATGAATAAAAACTATTTGCTATTTGCGAATAGCGAATGCTCGTTTAGCTCTCTGGCGAAAGCGCGGTCCTCATAAGACCTGATAGACTGGTTCGATCCCAGTAACGAGCACTTGACTATTATGATTCTTTGAGTTATAATAGTCTCATACACGGGCGTGTAGTCCAGCGGCAGAGACAGGGAGCTTAAAACTCCTCCAGGGTCGGTTCGAATCCGACCACGCCTATTAAAAATAAATATAAGATATGGGAATTTCCTATGTCTTATCGTATCGATCATGCATACTGCTGGTACAATAATGGCAGTATGATTGTGAAGATGTATTTTATCAATCATATTCCCTTCACGTTCGATGAACTTCCAGACGGTCACTTATACGATCAAGATCTTTGTAGATTAGCAGACAAAGAGAGAACATTTGAACCAGAAGACTTATATAAATCCTCATTCTATCTGATAGACGAAGAAGTACATCCATTACTTTTTGATATAGAATTGGAAAATCCAGAAGACCTTCCTCAAGATATTGAAGAGGACTTGAGTTCATAAATAAAAGATAATGAGAACTCAAAAATAGAAAAATGCCTCTTAATAAAATTGATAATTTTATCAAAAATACTGAAGGACGCATATTATATGTAAATCCAAGTGATCTTGATGCAACCGACTCAATTACGAATCAAGGAAATTCTCTGGCACAACCCTTCAAAACAATTCAGAGAGCATTATTAGAAGCAGCAAGATTTTCATATCTAAAAGGAAATAATAACGATTTAGTAGAGAAGACAACGATTCTTCTCTTTCCTGGTGAGCATCTGGTTGATAATAGACCTGGTTTTGCAATCTATGATAATAATGGTGCAGCATATGCAGTTTCCCGAGCAGGTGGAGTAGGTGTTTTAGCAGCATCAGTTTTATCACTAGGACTAGAATCTAATTTTGATTTAACACAAGAAGATAATATTCTCTATAAGTTCAATAGTTTTTATGGTGGTGTTGTAGTTCCAAGAGGTACTTCTGTTGTCGGTCTTGACTTAAGAAAAACCAAGATTCGTCCAAAGTATGTTCCAAATCCAACTGATTCTTTTGTAGATAAATCTGCAGTTTTTAGACTAACCGGAGCATGTTATTTTTGGCAATTATCTTTATTTGATGCAGATGCAAGTGGATTGGTCTATACCAATCCAGATAATTTTGGAACTACATATCAATCAACTCCAACATTTTCTCACCATAAATTAACCTGTTTTGAATATTGTGATGGTGTTAACAATGTAGGATCATATGGTCTTACAGACCTTGATATGTATTATAGCAAACTTTCAAATGCTTTCAATGTATATCGGGATATTGATCAAAAATTCCCTTCATCTTCTGGTGGATTTGCAAAGAGAAATCCAGAATGGGAAATTGTGGGGGCATTTGCTTCAGATCCTGTCAAAATATCTTCAATTATTTCTGGCAATGGTGGAACTGCAACAAGTGTTATTACAGTCACTACTGAAGTTGCTCATAATTTAAATGCAGGGACTCCAATAAAAATTAAAGGTGTTAGTGGTTCTGGAGTAACTTTCCCATATAATATTTCAACGACTGTACAGAATGTACTCAGTTCGACATCATTTACTTATCTTCTCCCAGCAATTCAAGCATATCCAACAATCAATCCAAATCCAAGTGCTTCTGCTGCAACTGTAACTGTCGAAACTGACACGGTATCTGGTGCATCACCATATATTTTCAACTGTTCGTTACGATCAGTATGGGGAATGAATGGTCTTCATGCTGATGGCAGTAAAGCATCTGGTTTTAGAAGTACGGTTGTTGCTCAGTTTACTGCAGTATCTCTACAAAAAGATGATCGTGCTTTTGCAAAATACGATAAAGAGTCAAGAACTTATCAGACTGTAGATATTGTATCATCTTATGGTTCTGATTTACCAAACGGATCTTCTCAAACCGATTCAAATAAAGTTTATCATTTAGATTCGGATGCAATTTATCGTAGAGGGTGGGAAACAAGTCACATTAAAATCACAAATGATGCGTTCATTCAAATTGTTTCCGTCTTTGCGATTGGATTTACAAAACATTTTGATGCAGAAACTGGTGGTGATGCATCAATTACAAACTCAAACTCAAACTTTGGGCAAATTTCACTAAATTCATCAGGTTTCAAAAAGGAATCTTTTGATAAAGATAATAATGCTTTTATTACTTCAATTATTCCCCCAAGAGAAATTGTAAGTTCTGAAGAAAATATTGAGTGGTTATCTATTGATGTTGGTCTAACAACTTCCGTTGGAATTTCAAATCATCTATACTTTTATGGATTTACTTCCCCAGATGCACCACCATCTACACTTACGCAAGGATATAGAATTGGTGCAAAATTAAATGATAAATTATACTTCGTTGGTGCTGGAATTACATATTCAGCATCAATTTTCATGTGCGATAATGTAATCAGTAAGAGTGGAATTACTACGGCACTTGGAACTACAAGTTCAGTTAAAAAATATACGGTCAATTCTGGTCCAACATCAAACATTTTAACAATTGGTTCCAATAATCTTCTAACTGGAGAAAAAGTTAAGATTATTAGTGATGATGGTGATCTTCCAGAAAATATTGAAGAGCATGAAACTTATTATGCAATTAATGTTGGAGATAATAACAATATAAAGATTGCAGCATCATATAATGATGCGATTCAGGGATTCGAATTATCAATTTATGGTGGATCAAATCTTTCCATCTTAAGTAGAGTTTCCGACAAAGAATCTGGAGAAATTGGTTCTCCAATTCAATATGATGCTCAAAATCAAAATTGGTTTATAAATTTAAATTCAAATAATGAAATTTATAATGCTCTTTCTTCTGGTGGTGTTGCTCTTTATGGCACAACTACAGATCTTTCATATGTGAAGAGAATTGCGGATGATAGAAGTCTTGACGAAAAACTATACAAAGTTAGAGTCGTTATTCCAAAAGAACTTCCAAATGCTAAAGATCCTGAAGCAGGATTTGTTATTCAAGAATCCAAATCAACTGGAGCAAGAAACAATAGCGATTTTACTACAACAAGTATTTCATCAAGCGATTATTCCTTCAATAAAAATTTAAGATTAATTGCAAATTGCTCTGTTTCTTTAACTACAGTTACTGTAATAGCAGAAGTTCCACATAATCTTCAAGTGGGAGATCTAGTTAACATTAAGAATGTAACCAGTTCTACAAATAGCAGCGGAACTTTTAATGAAGGATATAATGGAAGATTTGCAGTTACTAGCATTGTAGATTCATATACTTTCGAATATTCAACTACTGATACAGAAGGAAAGGCACATACGCCAGGAACATTTACTAATACTGTTTCAACTAGAACTACAAGTTTACCTAGATTTGAAAGAAATGATTTGCAATCAAACCTGCTCATTTATCGAAATGAAACTATTTCCAATTATGTCTACAATAAGCAGGATGGAATTTATCATTTATATGTTTTAAATGCAAATAATAAAGTTCCTGTAGAATTTACTAACTTAAAGTATAGTCAAATTTCAGTAGATCTTTATCCACAATTAGATCGAGATAATATTAATCCAAATCCACCAGCAGCAAAGACATTTGCAAAACGCTCTCCACTTGGGGCAATTGTAACAAATGATTTAAAGAAGAGCATCACAAGAGAATCGGCAGACCTTACACTCAAGACTTTAGGAATTGGGCACACAATTTCATCAGTATCATCTTCTACAAGTTCTGCAACAATTACATTCCCAAGAATACATGGTCTTGCAGGAATTTTGACTGGTGCAATAACTGCAGGAGCAGCATATAATAATGGAACTTATCAAAATGTAAAATTATTAAATGGATCTCAAACTGGAACTTGGAGCGGTGCAACAGCAAGAGTTATTGTAACTGGAGGAGCAGTTACTTCAGCGACTATAATTTCTCCAGGTTCTGGGTATAGTGCTGATTCAATTTATTTTGATCAAACAGTAATTGGTGTAGGAAATGGAAATGCTAGATTTACTGTAGCATCAACTGGAATTTATGATAATATTGGAGATGTTATTCAAGTTACTGGGGCAGGAACTACTTCAGATGGATACTATCGAATCACATCTATTCCATCTTCAACTACCGTTTCTATTGCAAAAACATCAGGAGATCCAATAATTACTACTAATCAGTATGTATTTGTAGTTGGTCCTTCTGTTCAAATTACATCATCAAATTATAATTCTTCAACACAACTCACTACATTTGTAACCACCTCAGCACATGGTTTGATTCCTGGAAATAAATTTAGAGTAAATGATTCAACCAATAATAATCTAGGAGATTATATTGTTAAAGAGAGAATAAGTGTTACTTCATTTACTGCAAAAACTGATACTGCACTTTCTGCTTCTAGTGGATACATTTTAAAGCATGGATTATCTTCAAATGAAGCGATTTCCAATGTTTCTGGTGAAAATATAGGTGTTAGAGCAGTTCCGTTTTATGAAGACAAATTTACTTTAAGTTCTGCAATTACAACACAAACAACACTATCAATTGCAAATGCATCTAGATTACCAATTGGATCTTACATCCAAATTGACAATGAGATTATGAGAGTCATTAGTGGTAATAATACCACTTCTATTAGTGTCATTCGCGGTGCATTAGGAACTGATCAGGAAAATCATGATGTCAATTCTTTAATTCACAGAATTAATCCAGTTGCAATTGAATTCCGTAGACCTTCTATTCTTCGTGCATCTGGTCATACATTTGAATATCTTGGTTATGGTCCAGGAAACTATTCAACAGGTCTTCCACAAGTTCAAGTTAAAACACTTAGTGATCAAGAGAACTTCCTAGCACAGTCTCAGGAACGCTCTGCTGGCGTTGTTGTCTACACTGCTATGAATAGTAATGGTGATGTGTTCAATGGCAATACAAAGACTTCTGCATCAAGTGGAGAGATTATTTCCTTTGATATTCCCAAACCAACAGTTACTGGAGAAAATCCAAATAAACTCAGTGTTGTGTTCGATGAAGTCACAATTAAAGAAAGACTTCTTGTAGAAGGTGGTGTTTCTGGTCAGGTTCTTTCACAATTCAACGGACCCGTTACATTTAATAAAGATCTTAGAATAAAAGCAGCATCAACCTTTAGTAATACCGTTAGATTAACTCAAGGAAATCAATCAACTTCAACTACGTCTGGAAATCTTATTGTTGCTGGTGGAATTGGAGTTGGTGGTAATTTAAATATTGGTGGAAGTGTATCTGCATCAAGTAGTTTAAACATTACTGGTGAGATTATTGCAAGTACTGGAATTAGACCAGATACTGATGAAGGTGCATATCTTGGAACTTCAACATATCCATTTAGCGATGCTCATATTGGCGAAATCAGAATTGCTCAAACTGATGATAATACAATTGATACTGCCACTGGACAATTGACTTTAAACGCAACTACTGGAAGTAATGTTGCAATTAGTACTAGTACTACTATCAATGGCAATCTTGATATGACTGCTGGTTCTGGTGTACTTAGGGCAAATTATCTAGAAGTTCCTAATATCACACCTGTTGGTGGAATTGTTATGTGGCCTGGAACAGTATCAAATTTCCCAACAGGATGGGCAATTTGTAATGGTGCTGAACTTTTAATTTCATCTTATACTGCGCTTTACAATGTATTAACAAATAATGGAACATCTTTCCCATTCGGCGCAAACACAAATGGATCTGGTGGAGCAGGAAGTACTCATTTCCGCCTACCAAATATGGTAGATCGATTTGTTGCTGGTGCAGGTAGTGCATATTCTGTGGGAAATACTGGTGGTAGTGCTAATGCAACTTTAGTATCTCACAGTCATACTGGATCTACATCTATAGAGGGATCTCATAGACATGGATTTATCTATGCTACTGGTAATTTTATCGATGGAAACGGAACTATAGATCATTCAGATCAAGGAAATATTAATGAATTAGAGCAAAGTGGAGCTCCAGATAATCAAAGATTGAGAAAATATTTTGCAAATACTGCAGAAAATGGGTCTCACTCCCATTCAGTATCAATGACTACAGAAGGTTTATCAGCAACAAATGCAAATCTTCCCCCATACTATGCGTTAATCTACTTAATTCGCATTCAATAAATAACTATAAACCTAAAAGATGGCAAATTATAAAAAGTCATTTAATCTTAGAAATGGTGTTCAAGTTGATGATGATAATTTTATTGTAAATACTAATGGTTTGGTTGGAATTGGAACATCAATTCCAAGAGAATTTTTAGACGTTCGTGGAAACGCTCAGATTATTGGTTTAGTTACGACTAGTGCTTTATATGCTGGCGTTGCAACAGTAGGATCTTTAAATGCAACTCAGGGAGTATCAGTTAGTGGAGTGGTTACTGCAACATCATTTTCGGGTAATGCATCAGGTCTTACTGGAATTTACGCAGTTTCTGTTGATGGGTGGTATATTAATTCTGGAACAATTTCAACATCATTCAAAGTTGGCATAGGAACCACAAATCCAATAGGGCAACTTCAAATTGGAACCGGAATTACATTTAATTTAGATGGGAATGCATCATACTCCGGTATTATAACAGCAAATGCTTTTTCTGGGTCAGGATCTAACATTTCATCAATTAGTGCCAATAATATTTCAACAGGAACTTTAAGTAATAGCAGACTTCCATCAAATATTAATGTTGGTATTATTACAGCATCTTCTGGATTTTTTGGACCTTTGACTGGAAATGTAGTTGGCGTAGCAAGTACTGCATCCAGCATTACACCAACAGCAAATATTACAGTTAATTCCATTAATAGTGGATTTTCAACTTCTGGAATTTCTACAGTTTACACAACTCTTCATGTTCCAGGAAATATTGGAATTGGAACATTAAATCCAAATTCTCAGATTCATTTAAGAAAATCTGGAATTTCATCGGTCCAACTTACCAGTGATGGTTCAAATTCTTCAATAATTACTTTTGGTAGAAATGTAAATCTAACAACAAGTAATGCTCAATTGAGATTTGGAAATACAAATCCAACTTATTTGTATAGTACAGAACAATCTTTAGACATTATCAATTATGATACTGGAAATCTTAATTTTTATTTAAATCCTGGTGGATCTGGAACTGGATCATACTATTGGTTTAAACCATCTCTTGGAATAATTATGGCTCTAAATGGAGTCACTGGAAATCTTGGAATTAATTCCATATCACCATCTAGTCGCCTTTCTGTAGTTGGCGATGCACATGTAAGTGGTTCGACAACCGTTGGAAATTTATCGGTAACTGGTAGTTTTACCCCAACAAATCTTAACGTATCTGGTAATTCCATATTAAATGGAACTGTTGGAATTAACACAAGTAGTCCATTCTATACTGTACAAATTGGAAATAATCCTTCTATTTCTAATGGTGTAGGCATTGCATCTACAGGAAACATATTTGCATCAGGAAACATAACCGCAACAGGAGATATTAGTGGAAATTACATTCAAGCAAATTCATTAAATTCACAAAATATAACTTCTTCTGGAATTATAACAGCAGTTTCTGGATTTGATTGTGGTGGTGGAAACCGAATTATATTTAATGTAAATGGAAATAATATAGTATTTACAATTCCTGGTGTAGGTTCAACTACATTGACAGTATCATAAAATATTGCTAGACTAGGTTTGTCTCCGTTGAAGATAAGAACTACGTAGCTTTAAGATATCTTAAAAACACTTTACGTAGCTTAAAGATATCTTAAAGACACTTTAGAAACCGTCCACTGAGACTCTTCAGGGACGGTTTTTCGTTGTATAATATCTGCATACACACGAAACCCATGATTTCTTTTCTTCGTCCTCATCAAGATCGTGCTTTGAAAGCATTGGATTCTTACCTTAAGGGTCAGGTTATCATGCCTACCGGATCTGGTAAGACTCTAACTATGATTGCAGATGCGATTCGTGAGTTTAAAAAAGAATCTGATCAAACCATTGTAGTGGTTGCTCCTCGCATTATGCTTGCTGAGCAATTGTCTGCAGAATTCTTGGAGCACATTACCAATGCTTCGGTGATGCATGTACATTCTGGTGAAACGCATCACTTCAGTAGTACTCGCCACAATGCGATTCGCACTTGGGTCGATACTCATAAAGGTCATAAACTAATCTTTACAACTTATAATTCATTGCAACGTCTTCAGGAATCTGATATCCATATCGATACGATTTACTTTGATGAAGCACACAATTCAGTAAAGAAAAACTTTTTTGTTTCTACTAAGTATTTCTCAGAATCAACAAATCGTTGTTACTTTTTCACTGCAACTCCAAAACATTCTGCTACGTTTGCTAAACCTGGTATGAATGATGGATCTGTCTACGGTCAAGTGATCTGCAACGTTCCTGCTACTGAACTTGTAGAGGGTGGTTTTATTGTTCCTCCTCAGATCAAAGTGTCTTCGATTGACACAATTCGACATAAGGAATATGCAGCAGAGCGTGATTGTATGACTCTTCTGGATACGATTCTCAATGAAGACAATATGCAGAAGGTTTTGGTAGCAGCACCAAATACTAAGGTTCTGATTCGGATGCTCGCTGAAACTGAATTCATGTCTGAAGTTCAGTCTTGTGGTTACGATGTTCTGTGGGTGACATCAAAGTATGGTGCTTTCATTAACAATCAGAAGGTTTCCCGTGATGTGTTCTTTGATACTTTGACTCAATGGGGTAAAGATCCTGACAAGAAATTCATCATTCTGCATTACAGCATTCTGTCTGAAGGCATCAACTGTCCCGGATTGACCTCCTGTGTGCTCATGAGGAACATGGATTACATTGCAATGGCACAGACCATTGGTAGGGTCATTCGACTCCATCCAGAGGATTCTAAGCGCCTCTCAGAAGGCACTCTGGTGCCTGGACAGTTGGAAAACTATCACAAGTCCTATGGATTCATTCATGTCCCCGTGTATAGTAACACTGGCATCACAACTGCCCGACGACTACAGAGTGTCGCTGAAACAATCTTTGTTCAAGGCGAACCTGCAATTTCTACCATCAACAAGTGAGGTAACTTTATTATGAAACATCGTGTCATGTGCATGGTCAGTGGGCAAACATTCTATGTTGAATGCTATGCTCGTAATCGGGAAGAAGCAATTCGGGTTGCTCTTTCTCAATATCCCAATGCCCGAGTGATGTCCTCTACGATCGTTTATTGATCTGTAGAGGGCAGGGGGGGTTGACTTTTCCTCTCCCCTCTTGTATACTATCCTAGTCGATCCGATTGCGATTGACATTTGCCCTTCATTCCCAAAATGGGTTACTATTATGACTAAAAAGACTAAAAAAATCTCCCAACAGCAGAAAGAAAAATTCTTTGCTGAAGGCAATACACTTCCTACATGTATCAATGAAGGTTGTGACAACTTTGTACAAGTTCGTGAATGGAAATACTGGTCATTTAAATCAGAATGTTCCGCTTGTGCATCTGCAAGAAAAAAAGGTATCACTCGTCCTGGTGTAACGCAACATAAGAAATCATATTGCGAAAATCATGACGGACATCTTGGTTGGGCATGTCCAGTTCCTAAAGATGGTTGGAATGGATTTGAGAATTCTTTGGATCTTGATCATTTGGATGGCAATCATTATAATAATGTTCCAGATAATGTTAATACTTATTGTAAACTCTGTCATGGTAGAAAATCAATCGTTAATGGAGATTGTGACAGTAACAAAGCGTCAGGTCGAAAACTTCAATGGATAAAATCCTTAAAGGAGATTCCTCTCAACTTCTAAAGGAACTAGGGAGTGAGAGTGTGCATTTAACTTGCACCTCTCCTCCTTATTACAATGCTAGAGAATATTCAACTTGGTCAACATATCAGGATTATCTTGACTTTTTGAAATCTGTATTCTTAGAAGTTTTAAGAGTCACTCAACCAGGTAGAATGTGCGTTGTTAATTTGTCTCCTATAATTGAGGCAAGGCAATCGAGGGCACATGAAAGTAAAAGGATGGCAATTCCATTTCATTTCTTTTCTCTAATGGAAGAAATGGGATGGAAATATATTGATGACATTATTTGGTTAAAACCTGAAGGTGCATCAATTAATCGAAATGGAGGATTTTTTCAACATCGCAAACCAGTTGCATATAAACCAAATATTGTAACTGAAACAATCTTTGTATTTCAAAAACCAGCGCCATTTTTAATTGATAAGATAGTTAGATCTTATGAAGGTGATATATTGGAACAATCACTTGTCAAAGAAAACTATGAACGATCAAATGTTTGGAAGATTAATCCTGAAACACACTCCAAGCACTTGGCACCATATCCAAAAGAACTTTCAGATCGAATCATCAAATATTACAGTTATGTTGGGGATTTAGTCCTGGATCCTTTTATGGGTTCTGGTACAACTGCAATTTCCTGTATTGATTTGAGGAGAAAGTATCTTGGAATTGAAATTCATCAAGAATATGTTAATATGGCAATGGATCGAATTCGATCTTTCAACCCTTTAGAGAATTTTTTTAATTGAAATGAATATTCAAAATGAAAGTATTCTGAATCCGAAACTTGGAGATCCAAATGGATATGTAAGTAAAGATATGGAATGGGCAGCAGTTCCTTGTGGAAATAAGTTTATTATTGTTCATAAGGGGCAGCAAGTTCATACTGCTAACAACTATAAGACTGCAAAGACTTATATTGAAAAGCAAATTAAAATGTCCAGAAAGAAAACCACATCTAGTCTTGAAAACTTCCTAAAATGAAAAAAGCACTTCTTATTCCATTCATTGTTCTTTGCAACAATCCTGTTTTTGCAGAAGACATGATGATTCGTGTAAATGTCAATCGTGTTTGTGCCACAGTTGTTGGTATTCCTTATGCATCTGATAATTTCTCAGATGATGAATGGAGGAAATTTAAGAATTGTGTTCGTTTCATGAGGAAGTTTGATGGTATTGAGTAGTTTTTCTTGCACATCTGATACTCCTTATGATAGACATCATTATGAAATTGTTCTGAAAAATCATAAAAAAGTATCCTTTGACAATTGGGAGGACACTCAAGTATATTGGTGGCAGCATTGTCAGATTCCAGATTTTTTGGATATTGTAATTGTTAAAGATAATAAACCAAGTAAAGGATTTGGAAAATAAATAAGATACTCATAACCGAACAATGACAAACTATTACTTTTGGTTTTTTCTATTTGCAATTATTGCCTATTTTATAGCAACTGATGCAAGTGTAGCAAGAGCAGTTGACTTACTTTTTAAGTTAGGTCGATTTCAGTATGAAAAAACAAAGTGGTGGTTGATTTATAACCCTAGAAATCCAATTGTCAAATATATGATGTGGAGAAGATCTTGGAGACTTGCAAGAGAACTTCAAAATGAATTAGAATCTAATCTTAAAAACAATGAAACCAAACTTTCGTAAAGTATTAGAAATGGCACTTGAGGATGGTGTTAGATATGGATATAATCGTGCTCATAAACACGTAGAAAATCCAAGTGAAGGTGCTATAATTGACAGTATAGTAGAACAAGTGATGAACTCTCTATATGAATGGTTTGAATTTAATGATGAAACTACCTGATGATAAAGAACTGAATGTCATATGGTCCGTCGCTACATCATCTAGTATTGAAAGTGGGACAAGACCTCATCTTATTTTTGCAAGATTGCTTTATAGTCAAATTACAAATCAAAAACTAGGTGTGGAGTTGGCAAATGACTAATTACGATAAATTAATTGATTCTATTGCAGAAGAGATTTATTTTGTCTGGCAAAAATGCGAAGAATGGGATGAAGAGAATGTGAAAAAGAAAGCACATAAAATTTTGCAAATGGTCGAAGAATTTCAATCCAAACGTGTTCTTGATAAGTAAATGAAACTAATTGATTATGCAATCAGAGAAGATTTTGGTAAAGATTTTTACTTCTTCTTTTTTAAGACTGAAAAGTATACTTTAATTCAGGTTTCAGTTGGATGGTATGATTATCCATCTTGGCCTTATTGCCAAATTAGTTTTGGAATGGGACGTATTTTTAATGTTTTTTTTCAAGTTTATAAGTTTGGATTTGACCTAGAATTTTGTGGAAGAACTTACAATCTTAACTATCTTGATGATTAGTGCCACTTCAGAAACTGGCACAGCAGAGACCGAGATCACTGGACTTTGACCTATAATAATTTTGTAGTCGCAAACAACGATGAGTTTCTCCAAAACAATTTCAGTTTTTGCCGCACTTTCTAGCATCTTTGGTGTTGGAGTCGCTGGATTTAAACTTGCTCAAGAGAGTCAAACAAATCCAGTAGAAAATATTACAACCAAATACGAACAACGCATTAACGAACTTCAGCAACAAGTTTCAACTCTTCAACAGCAAAAAGAAAATACAAATCCTCCACCAGCAGTGGTACTTCCTCAACCTCAACCTCAAGTTCAACAGCAAGTAGCACCTGCTCCAACTCCTCTACCTTATACTCAATCTCCTCCCCCTCCCGCTCCTTCCAAACCTTTTGAATGATTTCTGATAATTATCTTCAACTTGCGATTGAAACTGCAAAGTCTTCTCCTTCTAAAAAAAGGGTGGGGGCGGTGCTTCTTAAAAAGAATAAGGTCGTTTCAACTGCAGTCAATCTTGAAAGGAAATCACATCCACTTCAAGCAAAGTTTGCCAATAGAGTTGGACTTGGACCTAAAATCTTTCTACATTCGGAAATTCATGCACTTATCAAAGCGCGGGAGGATGCTGATACGATCGTAGTTGCAAGAGTAAATCCTCAAAATAAAATGAGAAATGCAAAACCTTGTCCAATCTGTGCTTTGGCATTGGAAGAGGCGGGAGTAAAGAATATCTATTATTCTACAGACGATGGATTTGTCTACAAATATTCTCCTGATAGGGACAGTTTGGAAACCGTCACGGATGCGTCATAAGGTGTCTTTTTTCTGCTATAATACCAATATAAACACAAAAACCCTTATCATGACTCTTAAAGAAAAGAAAGCACTACTCAAACGTCTTGAACAGGCAGACACTACCTGTATGGATTGTGGGCAAAAGTATGGTCAATATCACGATGGAGTATCTTCCGTATGGAATGGTAAATGTGGTATTTGTGGTGAAGAAAAACGAGTGACTGAAACTAGGGATTTCAGGTATATGCGAAAAGGTATTCTTCAACTCAAAGAAGAAATTGCTCTTGAAAAGAAAACTAAATAATAATGTCTATAGGAACCGCAATCTCTACAGACAAAAGATTAGGTGCTTTCGGGCACCTTTTCTATTATAAATAGTAATGCGGTTCTTGTAGAATAAAAATGAATTATCTAAAGGTTTATTGTAACCTCATTAGGAAAGCAGAGAATAGAACTCCTCCTGAAGGTTATACGGAAAAACACCACATATTCCCTAAAAGTATTTTTGGAAATAACGATAAGACCGTAGTGCTTACTTCCAGAGAGCACTACATCGCTCACGCATTATTAGAAAAAATTTATATCAAAAGATATGGAATAATAGATGAAAGAACATCAAAGATGGTAAAAGCACATACCATTATGAAATCTAATGGTAAATATATAAATTCATATCTTTATGAAGGTGCTAGAATAAGAGCAAGTTATGCTAATAAAGGAAGAAAAGTATCAGAAGAGACTAAAAGAAAAATCGGAGATATTCATAGAGGGAAAAAACTTTCCGAACAGCACAAAGAAATATTGAAAGAAAGAATAAAAGGAAAAAATAATCCCAATAACCCTAGATATGGAAAAAATTTGGAAGGGGAACAAAATCCATTTTATGGAAAAACTCATTCCCAAGAACAAAAAGAAAAATGGAGTAAAGAAAGAAGAAGTGTGAAACTTTCAAAAGAGCATAAAAGAAAAATTAGTGAATTTAACAAAAATAAAAAACTTTCAGAAGATACTATAAAAAAAATAGTTGATGCTAAAAGAAAACATTATAAATTTGTTAGTCCTTCTGGTGAAGTGGTGGAAGAATATACTACACTTACTAATTTTTCCAAACAGAACAAATTAGATTTGTCACGATTATCACAATTATCCAGAGGTATTATAAAACAATATAATGGATGGACACTTTATGAACCGTCACAACAAACCTTGTAATCTGATTGCTTTTGTTGTATAATACTTTCGTAAGCAAAAGACCAATGCATTATCTCTGTCTTCTAGATGGCATCATAGAATATGCTGCTAATGACTGGAATCAATTTCAGCATTATCAACTGATGTATGCCGAAGAACATCAGGATGTCAAAGTCCAGTATCTTACTCTCACCGACGAAGAATACGACCAATTTTTTTCTCCTCTGGATGAAGAAGAATGAGAAGAGTAACCGTCAAACCAAAGTCCAGCAAAGCGAAGAACCGTCTTGTTAATATTATGGAAGGTAATCCTATTTGTATTGTAGAACAGGATACTGGTGATGAATTGTTTCTTGCCTCTGAGAACCGCAAATACTTTTTTTGGGTCAGTACTCGCACTGGAACTAGTCGCTTTGGTGACAAAACCTGTAAGGATTGGGAGATACTATGAGTAATTATAAGTTAGATATCAGTAAAGTGAAGACTATGAATAATATCATAGAAATTGTTGGTTGTATGAACTTGGTTGCCAGTAATATTGAAAATCAAGAAAACTATGAGATTCTTAAAAAATATTTTACTATTCCTTTTGAACCAGAACCTGCAATTTTTCCAAATACAATTCAGGATTTTAAGGAAAAAGTAATTCATTCTTCTAATGCTGGATATTGGTATTTCAAACCAGTAAGAAAACGTCCAAAATGGATTGTGAGAAAAATGGTTAAAGTTTTATTCAATATTGAGTGGAAAGACACTTAACAATTATTTTTTCCGAATTGTGATACTTTCATATACAAAGAAAAATGCCACTCCTTGATACTCTCAACTACTTCATACAAGACCAAGAAGGACACCTACAATGTCTTGAATGGGACATCAGAGAGGAAACCAATTATGAGAACAATAATCTTGATTGGTATACTGAACAATACGACCTTACTAAACAACGAATAGAAGACCTCAAACAAATCAAAATCATTATTGAAAATCAATGAAAACCTACAATCTCACCATCACTGAAAAGCAGGCACGAGCACTTGTAGATGCTACTGATTTGCTTCAAAGAGTTCAACTTGGTCAGTGGAGAGA